CAAGGAGTACCGCAGGCTGAGGGTACACATTGAGGGCGAACGGAAGCATCGCATATGCCGTGAGTGCGGATCGTGGGAAGATTGGCTGAGTCATTTTGCGGTGTTTTCCGAGGCACTTGTGGAGCCTTGCATCAAAGCTGGAACGAGCGCCCGTGGCTGCTGCCCTGAGTGCCGGGGGCCTTGGGAGAGGGTAGTGGAGAGCAAGCCCTCAGTACCAGGAGTCACAGGAGGCGCAGAATGGTCAGGGACTTCTGAGCAAATCAGCAAGGGCGGGCCTTCTCGTGGTGGTGGATTTGGCGATGGTGAATCCCGCACCCTCGGCTGGTGCCCAACGTGTGAGTGCTACGGCACGCCACCGTTTCCCAAATGGCCCAAACGCCTAGAGGATGAAACACAAGCCGATTTTGATAAGAGATACCAGTGCGTGAAGTGGAACGTTGAATTTCTCCTCAATGGCTGGAAAGAGTTGTCCACGATACCCTGTATTGTCCTAGATCCCTTCTCTGGTGCTGGCACGACTGCCAAGGTAGCCCTTGAACTCCGCCGCAACTTCTTTGGCATTGACTTGAATGCAGATTACATCAGCATGAGCGAAAAGCGCATCAGCGAAGTGCAGCCCAGATTGCTGTGAGGCTGCCAACAAGGGAGATATAGCAGTTATGTCAAGTAAACTAGGAATCCACATCAATGATTGGATGCTAGGCGTGATTGAGTGGGTGATTCAGTATCAACCGGCTTGGATCAAGGTTCTGGATCACCAGGGCGACTCAGTACGGGCTTGCTTGGATGGTAGCCCTGAAAGTCAGTTCATTGGTCGGATGCACAAGACCCCAAGCGAGCAGAACGATCTCATAGCCGCCAAAGAAAGCGGAGCAGAGCAGTTCTTCCGAGAACTGGAGGCGAGGGGGACATGGAACCTCATCAAGATCTGGGAAGGACTCAACGAAATTGGCCCCCATCCCACCGCCGATCACTATAGGTTCTGCGTGAGGCTGGCCGACCTCCTAGCTGCTGCTGGAAAAGACTACGCCTACGGCAACTGGAGCGTAGGCTGCCCAGAGATTTCGGACTGGCAGAGCGAGTGGATGCTGGAACCTATTCGCAGAGCGGCCTACATCGCCGTTCATGAGTACTGCGCTCCCAGTATGGATGCCGAATTTATCATCCATGCCAACGACCCCGACATCCAGCCCGAAGTCGGAGGCTACTTCACGCTCAGGTATCGCAAGTGGTATCCCACACTCCCACCGGATTGTCAAAAGCCGATCCTCATCACAGAGTGCGGCATTGACTCCGGTGCTGCACATTGGAAGCCCGGCAGCCAGGGCGGGTGGCAATCTTTTACGGATGTTAAGGGATACATGGCACAGCTGGCTTGGTACGACGGTTTCCTCCAAGAGGATGATGAGGTTGCTGGGGCGACTCCGTTTTGTTGGTCAGTCCATGATCCGACCTTTGAGACCTTCAGTTTGTGGGAGCCACCCGAGGCGCGTGAGGCATTCGCAGCCTACATCATCTCGCAGCAGGATGGTGGCAATGGCGGGGATTGGGCCTATGAAATGCGAAAGCTGCTTGAGCAGAATCTGCGGTTAGGCCAAGAACTCTTGAATCTGTTTATGAATCCGCCACCAGTGCCACCAGTTCCTGAAGCCGTGGCACTGATAGAGCAGGGCCAGGATACCATCACTGAAGGCGTGGCGCTGTTGAAGTGAGTTGGCTGACTCGGCCATCTTGCCCGATGTGCCCAAACAAAACACAGGGTCACTGGCCACAGTAGAGAATCGTCATACTGCTGGGAAGGGGAACCTATCCACTCGAGGCCCTCGACCGGGACGGGGCACTGTGGGGGCAAGAAATGGGCATGAAAGTATTCGACGGCATAGCAGTATCGTGCCGGACACGGGAGCATTACCCGTCATGTCCACAGTCATGAGATCATTGGCAATTGACACTAATTCTGCCCCAAATCTCCGAGATAACTCGGAATTGTCAACATTTTCACACTTTTTGAGCGAGATATGGCTGAGATAGAACTGGATGAAGAGAAATTCGTTGAAATTGCCCCTGCGATAGCGGCTACAGGCCCCTCTGAAGAACTTGCACAGCGGGTTGAGATGAAACGATGGGAACTGGAACGCTTCATCGCCCAGGAGGGGCCTAGAGAGGTCATAGAGGGACTCAGAAGGGAACTGGTGAGCCTCCTAGCCGACAAGTTACTCTTGCTGTCGCCCGAGGCGCTCAAGCAACTGGAAAAGGCCGTTGGTGAAGGTGCGAGGTGGGCTATAGAGAACATCCTGGATCGCTCAGGGTTCCCCAGGTCCTCCAGGACAGACATCAGGGCGCTGGTGGGGAAGGTGGATCTGACTGCCCCTGTTGATTTTGGCAAATATCTCCAGCAGGCCGACGGGGACTTTGACGAGGTGGAAGCCGGACTGGAGAGGATGAAGAAGGAGGCTGTTGATGGGGCTTGGAGAGAAGAGGCCGTCGTCGCTGAGAAGCCGAATACCAGAAGGGGGGAAGTATGACGTATGAAGAGGCACTAAAATGGTGCCAAGAATATCTAGCTACTGTGCAGTTCTACTCTGTATATCTTGAACCGCGAGTGCTGGTCCGAGCAGCTGGTGGTGTCCCAATTTGTGAGCGCGATACATTTCTTGAAGCTGTGGAAGCCTGTGTGAAATGGCAAGCGGATGTAGCGCCTGAATATTCTGACAAGCCAGATGCAGAGGACTCTGTTTATACTCACTGTCCCCGTGCCATCCAACGATGCGCTATCGCTCGTGCCGCTGCGATAGCCAAAGGCCACCACCTAGCCACCTCTTGCGGACAGGATCGCTGGGATAGCATCAAAGAATTGTTCAGGACTCTTGGGGAAGCTGGCATAGGCGAAGTAGAGGCTATGAAGCTGGCCGGTTACGATGTGGACGAGGATGAATGAGACTTTCCTCTCAGCTAAATTGAGGGCGTATTACCAACAGGCCGGTGCCTACGTCCGCTATCTCTATGGCCGAGGCCAGGAGTATCCTGTTTGGTCAGAGGAACGCGCTGAGTACTGGCATCGCTCACTGTTGTTCTTCGTGAAGGAGTTCATTCAGCCCGAGTTGCCAATGCCCGACTTTCACAGGGACTGGTATCGCTGGATGGTCAGTGAGCCTTCGTATATCAATCTCTCGTCTCGATTGCACGCAAAAACCGCCTGTCACTCCATTTACCGCCCCGTCTGGGAACTGTGCTGTGACCAGATGCTGCGTTTCGTGATCGCTGGCAAGAAGCAGGCCATCGCAGAGGATTCGCTCTCAACTATCAAGAGTTACTTCGGGCTTGAACGCATCGTCGCCGGCTTTGGGCAACTCAACCCCAGCAAACTGCCCCCAGAGCAACGACTTACCGAGGCCACGGACTGGTCCCTGAATACTATCACTGTGAACCGGGACGAGAGAGGACAACCACTGAGAGGGCCGAGCGTCGTGGCTGTGGGTGCCCTCTCCAGTGTCCTGTCCATCAGGGCCGAGAGGCTCATTGCCGATGATATTGTGGATTCTATGATCGCGGAGAGTAAGGTCCAGTGCGAGAGGCTGCTCAGGTGGTACGACGGTGACCTCTTGCCCGTTCTCGTCCCCCGAGAGGAGGGCGGGCAGGAGATCATCGTGGGGACGCAGTACAACAACCGCGATCTCTATGCCTACAAGATGCAGCTCACGAAGGAGGCGACGGGGGAGGCGAAGCACTCTATCTACAAGATGTTCATCGGTGACGCCATAGTGAATGCCAAGAGGCGGCAGACGCTGTGGCCAGAGAAGTGGAGCTACGAGGCTCTCATGGCCCAGAGAGCCAAGATGGGGTCGGTGAGGTTCAATCGCAATTATCGCTGCCAGATTATGGGCGATGAAGACTCCAACTTCCCGATGATCTGGTTCACGGGCGGCAAGGGCGAGGATGGAACGTACTACAGGGGATGCCTTGACAAATCGCTCACGCTGGGGATGACGCTTCAGGGAGTCAGGGGATACGCGCTGAGGACCAGGAACAGGGTTATGGGCGTGGACCCTGCGATTGCAAAGACCAAGAGGGATAGCTACTCGGCCTACGTGGTTCTGGGCACCGATGCTAACGGGGATGTCCCCATCTTGGACATCCGCAGGGAGAAGATAGGTTTCGTAGACCAAAAGCGGCTGGTGCTGGCACTCTACCGTAGATGGCAGGTCAGGGCCATCGTCGTGGAGGGCAAGGCGTACCAAGATGCGCTGAGGCAGGGCTTGCAGGAGGAGGAACCCTCACTGCCGTTGGTGAAGAAGACGACCACACAGCATGATACCATCCACATCCCCTCAATGGATGTGTACTTTGAGACGGGCAGGATCAGGATACCCTACGGGGATGCCAAATCGAGGGAGATGGCTGACGTTTTGGTGGAAGAGTTGAATCTCTGGGATAGGGCAGCGACGAGTGATGTCCTCATGGCATTCTACTTTGGCCTAATGAGGCTTCTCAAGTATGCACCCATGCTGGCCGAGCTACCGAACCCTGCGGACTTGATCTTTGGGGATACGCAGCGGGGGTTGGACAGGGGGAGGGAAACAACGAGCGGGGTGGTGGTGCCGGGGAGGACATTGGCCAGGATCAGGGAGATGGTGCAGAACGCACCCGTGGCTCCGGTGAGGGAGATGCCGCTGATCTCAACGGGTAGGATACCACCGCTGGAGAGGGGAAGGAGGAGGGTGCCGAGATGAGGAACGGTGATGCAAGCTTCTGGCTTACGGTCTTGGTGATTGTCGCGTTTTTCTTGATCGTTGTTGTGTCGTGTACAGCCGAGGTCAAGTGCAGCAATGCTTGTCTGCGTTTTGGCTGGCGCGATTCCAAGATGACGTATCCTGACCTTGGTTGCTACTGCGTCCGCGAGGAGAACGAGTACGAGATCGTGAAGCCTCTGTGGGAATTGAGGTAGGTGCCGAGGTGACTGAACTGACGGACATTGAGAACATGCCCGCTGGCAGGCAGATGGATGCGCTAGTGGGGGAGAAAGTGATGCAGTTGGAAGTTCTTGGTATGAGCAAAGTCCAACCGGATTATGATGGCGGTGGCTATGGAGTCGTGTTTGATCGTGACCTCCCTGATCATTACCCTGTTCGGCCAATATATGTTAGCGATTGTTGTTGTGAGGAATTGCGACAGCCTGGAGACATTGACTATTGGGGACATTATGCGGGTTGCCTTGATGTGGTGGCTCATTACTCCACCGACATCGCAGCAGCGTGGGAGGTCGCTCATCACATAGGACGACAGCGATTTTCGGTAAGGTATAGATTCATCGAGGCTATCGAGGAACTGCTGCCGACAGTGATGCCAGAAGAAATGAGGGCTAGCTGCTATCAGATGGATCGTCTGTGGGCTTTGCTGTTTTATGCCGATCTGTGCCCACTGATCTGCCGCGCTGCTCTCAAGGCCGTAGAAACAGAGGAGGATTCCAGTGTTGACATTCGCTGAACTTGACTCAATGCTCACTACCATCACAAACACGGTGGCTGTTTTGCAAAGTGCCGCAAAAATTGGTCCGACTGGGAGAAGAGTTTACCCCTCCAGTTTGTATGATGCAACTATCTATCGTTATGTGTCTTTGCTAGACAAGATCAGGAATCTAATTGACACCAAGCTGAACGCAAAAGAGGAGGATACTAACCATGAAATAGCAGACTCGGAGGTGGCATATGAGTTTTCTTAACATTCCAAGTAGTGTGGGCCAAGCTGTGAGCGGCGACGCCATGCAACTGGCAACGGAGCAGATAGAGCAGACGATGAGACTGCAAGAGCGCCGCCGTAGGCTGTCCTGGCGTGAGAGACTGGCAGGAAGGACGTTCACCAAGCCGGGGCCGAAGCCGAGACTGAGCGAGCAGACGTATCGCGGTAGGTATTCCTCCTTCGGCAACTTTCTCCAACAGAACAAGGAGTACAAACCCAATAACCTGGACTACGACACACTGGACAGAATGCGGCGCAATGGGCAGGTGGCCTTGGGCTTGGCCATCAAGGGCAGTCCCATCTTCGCCGCGCTGCGCGAGGCCGAGATCAAGTGTGAAGACAAAGATGTGCAGGCTTTCCTCGTTCAGGTCTTTCAGAAGCCCCTCCTCATGCGACTGGTGAGGACCTGTCTCACTGCCTTCGTATTCGGTGTGGCCTTCCACGAGAAGGTCTTTGAGAGCCGCAATGTCTACGTGACGTGGGAGGGGGAAGAGGGCGAACTGCATGTGGCCTACGACGGCTACGCTTTGGTGCCCAAGAAGTACAAGATGAACGATGTTCGCACCATCAAGGACATCGCAGTCCAGAAGGGCACCCAGGACTTTGACGGCTATATTCAGAGGGGTGCCCCTGGGCAGAAGGACATTGAGGTAGAGGCTTGGAAATCCTTCGTCTTTGCTCTGAATACGGAGTACGGGGGGCTGTGGGGTGAGCCGAGCCTGTGGGCTACCTATCCCTACTGGTACTACATGGAGCTTTTCAGGGCGCTTCAGGCCGACTGGCTCAGGACGCGGGCCATCAACCCACTCGTCGGTCGCTATCCCATCGGGAAGAGTGTCAACCAAGATGGTAACGAGGTGGACAACGCAACTTGGGGAGGCACGATACTTCGCGGGGTGTGGGATGGCATGGTCGCTATGTTGCCCAATACTAGAGACGAGGTGAGTGGCGACTATTTCTGGGACTACGGTGAGCTTCGCTTGTCCTCTGACGCAGGGGAGATATACCAACGGGCGATTGACAACCTGGGCGTGATGATCCTGCGGAGCTTGGTCGTGCCTGAGAGGACGGTGACGCAGGCCACCACGACGGGTGGCTATAACGAAGCGATGGCTCACTTAGACGCCTTCTTTGAGGCGTCAAAGATGGTGGTTGAGGATGTGGTCAGGCATGTGGACGACTACAATCTCCCCCAGCTTGTTGAATGGAACTTCCTTGACCGCTTTCCCTCACGGTTGCCGAGAGGTTATCTGGATGCTCGGATCTTCAGCGAGCAGTTGAAGATGAAGTACTATAACCTACTCATCGCTCTGGTGCAGAATGATCGACCCGACGCAGCGATAGTGCGCAAGATTGCCATCAGCAGCCTGCTAGAATGGCTCGGCATCCCTGTGGCATCGCTGACCGAGCAGGCAGAGACAGAGAAGGTGTATAAGGAGATGAAGGCAGCAGGAGTGGAGGACGCAGCAGCGTAGAGGAGTTTGTACTGGTGGGCCGCAATGGATGAGTGGCTGGAAGATCAATGGTATCAGTACGACAGCAGGTACTGTCCAGGATGGTCCTGCGATTTCGCACCGATGGCGAAACTCGTGGTGTGGAACATAGGAGCCACACTGCTCATCAACAGGGCTGCCAAAGACTTGCTCCAAGCCGACAGGGTGCAGCTAGCCTACCGCAAAGGAGGATCGTTTCGCTTGATACCATCAGAGGGTTCGGGTCTCAAGGTGGCGCGGTATGGGGCGACAAAGGGGAAGGGGAATGTGTGGAGGATCTGCGCTGTGGGTTTTGTGAAGCGCTACCAGATCCCTTGGAGGCATGGGACAGAACTCCTGCTCTTCCGCAATGGTCAGTGCCTACAGGGGCATCTTCAGGATGGCGTGGAGACTGGTGATGCCTGACGGCATCAACTATGCAGAGCTTGAAAGGCCATCGTCCAAAGCACTCTCTGCCTGCATCGCCTTCTTTGACGCGCTCAAGCCACTGGAGCGTAGAGGCGCTTGGCGCGATGTTACGGCAGAGAGGCTGAGGGAGATCAGGCTACTGCTGGACGATTGGATAGAGGCGAAGGAAGCATGGGAACAGGAGGGAATGGCATGAAAGTGCGTGATTGGATCATAATCGCACTGCTGGTGGTGATAGCTGTTCAGATTGTCGTGGTTGGGCAGTCGCCGCTGGCCTTTGCCGAGATCAGGCGGGTAATAGACGAGGAGGCCGGCGCTGTGTTATGGTTGGCTCAAATTGAATATGAGGTGTGTGATCCAAGGCATGGGTGTGACATGGAGCTGGGACTAGGGATGGCTGCGCTTCCAATTTGGCAGACAAACTTGGGGCAAGCTACTCTCGCCGTGACGACTCCTGAGCCGACACCCACATGGGCTGTCCCCACTGGTGTGTTTATGACTCATACGCCGACTGCCACTCTCACGCCTGGTATGCCGACGCAGGACCCGCCCTTTATCTTCACGCCTACGCCCACGCTTACCATGACGCCGACCATAACGGCGATTGCTACCATCACACCGACAATGCCCACTACGCCCTAGTATGGTGGTGGGACGGAATCGTGGTTGCAATCCTAGATAGCACAATAGAAGGAGGAACATGGTGGCCAATTTGAGTTTGCCTCCAATCAGCATCCTCATCACAACCTACAATCGCCCACAGTCGCTGGCGCGGCTGTTGCAGAGCCTCGCCGACCAGAAGCACATCATCTGGAAGGAGCATGAGGTAGTCGTCGTAGACGACGGCAGTGACCCTCGGCCAGAGCTGCCCGAAACGCCCTTCTTGATTCACTACCTCTATCGGGAACGGGATGATGGCAGTCCACACCTGTACTCAAACCTCAACTGGGCGGTGCGGGAATCCTCAAAGGAAATGCTTTGGTCGCTCCAGGATGACTCCTACGTGGACGACCACAGCTTGCTCATCCTGCAACTGCTGCATAGAGCCTGCCCTGACACCATGCTCTGGCCCCACCTCGCTGATACGGCTGAACCCCACTGGTATCAGCACCCCGGCTCTACCCAGAGCCTAGTGGATGTCAACCAGTGCAAGGTGCCCTGGGTGGGGATGTCGCTACCGAGGCACATCTGGGAAGAGGTGGGCGGTGCGGATGAGGACTTTGACGGCTCAATGGGCTGGGCCGATTGTGAGTTTTCCATCCGCGTGTTCAAGGCAGGGTACGACATCACTATGGTGCGGGGCATCTGTGTGTTCATGGACGACAGCGAAACGGGTGGTAGCTGGCGGGACAGGGTGCTTACCCCCTGGAGGGCGGCGCACCTTGGTGAGGATGATCCCAACGCAGTGAAGCTGTGGGAGAAGTGGCCGTTTACTAGGGAGTGGTGAGACACACAGAATAGGAGGACTAGATGGCGGGCACAGAGGCAGCACTGCTCCAAAGAATCCTGGATGTCTTGGAGGACATCAGGGATCGCTTGCCTCCTACTGATGAGGCACCTGTCACGCCCACCGTCCCTCCCCAGGGCTGTAATCGCGCCGAACACAAGGGGACAGGTGGTGGCGTCAGTTATGGTTGGTGGTGCCCAGTTCATGGGCAAATGTACTAGGAGGAAAACATGCAAGGCGTGTACGACCTAGCAGTTCACATTGATGATCGAGGGGCACTGTACGAAATCCTGCGTTGTGACAGTCCCCACTTCCTGGAGCAGGGCGAGACATGGGGACAGGTATACATCGTGGAAAATCCCCAGGCTGGGACGGTGCGCGCCTTCCATCGCCACCAGGAGATGGTGGACTGGTACTCCATCATTCGGGGCAGTGCCAAGTTCGTGCTGTTCCACCGAGAGGACATATTGGGGCCAGGAGGCCATAACTATGTCTACAGAAACACGAATATGCTGAATGATTTGCGGGCTCCGAGCCTAGCAGGGAACTATCACACCAAGACGGTTGTGCTCACCGCCCGCAAGCCCCAAGTGCTGGTCTGCCCGCGCACAGTGTGGCATGGCTGGATGAGCCTAGAGCCGAATACGATGCTGCTCACTGTGACGAATGTGCCCTACAATCGGGAGCAACCCGACGAGGAGCGCCTACCGTGGGACTTCCTGGGTGAGAAGCTGTGGGGGGTGCAGTTTCGTTGAGGCAGCATATCCGCGACTTCGTGCAATATGCCGCTGAGCACCTCCCGCTCTCCGGCCCAGTGTACGAGTTTGGCTCTCGCGTGGTTCATGGTGCGCCCCCTGAGCGCGTGGACTTGCGCAGCTTCTTCCCCGGCTATGACTACGTCGGTGCAGACATCGTGGAGGGGCCTGGGGTTGACCTGCTGCTTGATATGTGCGCCATTGACAGGCCAGATGAGATCGTCGGGACGGTGCTCTGCTTGGAGACGCTGGAGCATGTCAGGGACCCCTGGACTGCGATGCAGGAGTGCCATCGGGTCCTCGGCCCGGGCGGGGCCCTGCTCGTGAGTTCTGTCATGGGCTTTGCTATTCACTCCAAGCCAGACTACTATCGCTTCACGCCGCAGGGATTTGAGGAGCTGCTGAGTTGCTTTGAGAGCCAATGGGTGGACTGGGCCGGCGATCCTGGATTGCCCCACACCGTCGCTGGTATCGGTTTCAAGGGGCCTGTGCCCTCGCAGATGGAGGAGCTGATCGCAACCCTAGAGCAGAGGCGGATCTTCTGGAAGTGGGAGGCGCCCTATGGATACTGCAACCCGCTGTAGAAAGGAGATGTTATGGAACGGATACGCCTCTTTCAGGTGCACATGCCGGAAGACCTGAGTGGTGTCGTGGAGACGCTGCGTAGTGGGTACGTCGCTGAGGGGCCGAAGGTGAAGCAGTTTGAGAAGGCCATTGCGCCGTTCGTGGGCAATGCGCACACGGTGGCCGTCAACTCTGGCACATCGGCTCTCCACCTTGCATTTCGGCTGACAGACCTACAACCGGGGGACAAGGTCATCACAACCCCTATCACCTCTCCCGCGACCAATGTGTCTATCGTCAACCTGGGGGCAGAGATCATCTGGGCCGATGTGGATAGGAAGACGGGGAACATTTCAGCAGAGAGCGTTGAACGAGGACTTTCTGGGCCTTGGGGTCCTGGCATTGGCGCTGTCATCGGCGTTGATTGGGGCGGCTTCCCCTGCGATTGGGACGAAATGCTCTGGGCGACTCGTTGTATCTATCTTATTGAGGACGCAGCTCATGCGCTGGGCGCTACCTATAAGCACTACGCCCTCGGTTCCATCGCCGACATTAGCTGTTTCAGCCTTCAGGCCATCAAACACATCACGGCGGGGGATGCGGGACTCTTGACCACATGGCATTCTGGTTGGGCACGACGCGCCAAGCGCCTACGCTGGTTCGGAATTGACCGCTCCAATCCTGACCGTGCTTGGGATACCGACTTTGACGAGGTGGGTTACAAGTTCCACATGAACGATGTGGCAGCCAGCATCGGCTTGGCCCAGCTCCCCTTCCTTCCGGGGATTCTCGCTAGGCGCAGGGAAATCGGGAGGCGCTACGAGCGGGAGCTGGCCGACTTTGAGTTCCAGCGGGCAGAGTACGAATGCGAACCGGCCTACTGGTTCTTCACGCTGTTCGTGGAGGGGCGCGAGGACTTCGTCCGCATGATGGACTCCAAGGGTATTGACGCCTCGCCCGTGCACCCGCGCAACGATCAGTATACAGCTTTCAAGAGGCACACTTTCGCCAGCGACGACTTGGAGGGCGTTGAATACGTAGCTCCGCGTATGGTGTCCATCCCCTGTGGGCAGTGGATGACGGACGAGGACGTGGAGAGGGTGATCCAGGCAGTGAAGGGAGGGTGGTAGGGCGATGAGGGTACTCGTCACGGGCGGCGGTGGCTACGTCGGCAGTCGGCTGGTTCCCTATCTCCTTGACCGGGGTTGCGATGTGACGGTGGTGGATCTTTTCTACTTCGGCAATCATCTACCGCAGGATGGCTGCCGCATCATCAAGGCCGACATCATGGAGTTCAACCCGGACTGGCTGAACGGAGTGGATGCTGTGGTGCATCTGGCCGCCATCTCCAATGACCCTATGGCGGCCTTCCGGCCAGGTGCCAACTTCGCTGTGAACACGGCCGGGACGGCGCTGTTGGCTTTTCTGTGCAAGCAGAAGGGTGTGAGGCGGTTCGTCTTCGCCTCAACGTGTTCAGTGTACGGCTACAGTGCTGAGAGGGATATGGACGAGGAGGCAGAGGTATCGCCGTCGTTTCCCTATGGCATCTCCAAAGTGCTGGCTGAGCGAGCACTGCTCATGGCTGAGGATGAGAGCTTCCGGCCCATCATTCTGCGCAAGGGCACCATCTTCGGTTGGTCGCCCCGTATGCGCTATGACCTCGTGGTGAATACCATGACGAAGCACGCCGTGACGCGGGGTGTGATCACTGTCCACAATCCCAAGCTCTGGCGACCTCTTATACACATGAACGATGTGTGCCGAGCGTACTACCAAGGACTCTTGGCTCCGCTTGGTGTCACGGGCATCTTCAATGTGGTGCAGGATAACTACACGATTCTCCAGGTTGCGGAGAGAGTGCGATACGCCTGTGAGAGATCAGGCTGTCCTGCCCGCTTGGAGGTCTTGGATCGGGAAGATGTGCGCAACTACCGCGCCAGCGGGTACAAGGCAACGAGGATATTGGATATTCACAACTTTGGAGATGTCGTCAAGGGTGTGAGTGGTATCCTTGCGCATACCATCACCCATGAGCTATATGACTGGGATGACCCCATCTATATCAACGACTTGGTCTACCGCCAGCGGGTTGAGCGGGATGAGGCGCTGTACGGCCAGTGGAGGGAGTTCATGCAGCGGCACGAGGACAGCATGGATCACCTTCAGTCAAGCGATTGGCCGCAGGAAGGACCGTGAAAGCTGGTCTTGGCGAGACGGGAGGTGTCGTGCGACTCAATCTGGGTTGTGGGAGCCAAAAACCAGCTGGTGTGGACTGGGTTCACATTGACTGGCAGCAACATGCACACCCGATGCTACTGCACGACCTGAACAACGGGATTCCCTACCCCGACTCCAGCGTGGGTGAAATACTGGCCCGCAACATCCTGATGCACTTGGAGGATCCTATCTTCATCCTATCTGAGTGCTGGCGTGTGCTGAAGCCCAATGGCCTCCTGGAGATCCACACGCCACTGGTAGACCTGAATCTTAAGGCGGCGTTCCGAGACCCCAGCATGAAGCACTTCTGGTCGTCGGACACGCTGGAGCACTTCCTGCCTGGGGGGTGGGACGCACACTACGTGGGGTTTGTGGGTCACTTTGAGCGCGTGGAGGAATATCGGGAGGATGGGGAACTTCGATATGAGCTATGGAGGGCAGTGAAATGAAACGGACTTTCAATTGGAGAGGAGTGGTGCTGTTTGTAGTCCTGTGGGTTGTGGTTGTGGGAGGTTTGATCTTCGCCAAGTATTCACTCTGCCTTCCCATCCCACGAGGCTGTTTTTGGTTGGCCGGTGTGGTCTTGGGTCTGTTCGCCCAACCAATATGGGGGGCTGTGAAGTGACGGCAGATGAGGTCGTGGCGCTCTACAGCGACAGTGATACTGACAACACCGTCCTCGCTGGGTACATATACTTGCTCCACGGTCTGGCCCTGGGCCTGAATTGCCAACTTGTGTTTGAAATCGGCGTGGATGGAGCGAGGAGTACCCATGCCTTTCTATCTGCTATGCAGCAGACTGGGGGTAGGCTCGTTTCCTGTGATGTGGAGGACTGCAGCGGGAGGGTCACTGATCCAGGACTGCTGGCGCACTGGCAGTTCCTGCACATGAGCAGCATTGAGATGGCCCAGCGGGTCTGGCACTTGCCGGATTTGGTTTACGTCAATGGTTGTCACAGCTACGAGTCGGTGTCCGCTGATGTGGAACAGTTCTGGCCGCTAGTGAAGCCCGATGGCCTGATGGTGCTGCACGACACACGCTCCATGCCTAGCGGTCCTGGGAGGGTAGCGGAAGAGTGGGGCTGGAAGCGTGTCCAGATGGTAGAGATACCGACGTTACATGGCTTGGCTGTGCTACACAAGGCAGCGTAGGGGAGGGATGGTGGCACTGATCACGGAAGAACTTTCCTTGCTTAATCGGCCTGATTGGGAGGAGGACGCCAGGGTCTGCCTACTCTACTCCCTGGCTCTGGGCCTCCAAGCTCAACTCATCTACGAGTGGGGTGTCGGGGTTAGCACGATGGTGTTCCTGCGGGCGGTGCAGCGAACAGGCGGCGAAGTGGTTTCCTGCGATTGGAACGAGGAGCATAGTTGGGGACTCCTGATAGAGGCAATGGCGCAGGCAGGCTTGCCCTGGACTTGGCATCGCATGGAGGTGCATAAGTTCTTGGCCCAGATGACGCGGGTGGCAGATTTGGTTCACATTGATGGTACGCACTCTTACAGCAGTGTCGCTAGTGAGGTGGAGTTGGCCTGGCCCCTGCTCAGGGATGATGGGCTGCTAGTGCTACACGACACGCGGACTTTCGCTGGCGGTCCCGACGTGGTCGCTAGACAGATTGCTGCGCTGGGCATTGAGATGTGTGAACTGCCCTACTCCTGCGGCCTGGCGGTCATCCATAAGCAGCACAGCGACCCAAGGATGTTGCACTTGGGAGGAGGATGAGGCGATGGATTTGGAGGCGTGGGTCATCTCCTGGGACGATGAGGCCAATGGACGAATGGTAGCCGCATTGCGTCAGAGGTGTGGAGTGCCGCGAGTGACAGCACTCCGTCGCTACGACCACGAGTGCCGAGTGTGGAACTGTGCCTTGGAATGGTCCGAAGCGCCCTTCGTGCTGATCATGGACTCAGACATTGAGATTGTGTCGCCTGACTTCGTGCGCGTCATGTATGACTACATCGCCTCGCACGACGATGTGGGGATCATCACGCCCAACAGGGAGGGGGAGTCGCCCAACCCTCGGGGGCAGGTGGTGAATTGGTGGTATGATGGCATTGCACCCATCTTCCGTAACACGCACCAGATCAGGGCTGACCAAGACTACTTTTTTTCTCAGTGGTGGGATGTGGATTTGGGAGAAGAGGCCAAGCGTTGCGGCTACAGAGTTGTCCGTGATCGTCGGGTGAGCGTCAACCACGGCTTTGCGGACTGGAAAGGCAAGTCGGCGTTCTATCATGCCTACGCCGCAGTAAATCGCATACTTCTGGCCTTCAAGTGGAGCAAGGTGGGCCGTGAGGCGTGGCATAGCAAGCAAGCCTACAATTGTCAGGCTCCCCAGTGCGAGCGCATTCCTACTATGTATGAACTGTCTACCTACAGCACGGAGAGGCTGAAGCTGTTGGCAGAAAGCGTGGATGGCGAACTACCCTGGTTCATGGATGGCGGGGATCGGAATGTGAACTGGAGGAGGCCGTGGTAGAACCCCGCCACGAAATCTACGCCCACAACCTCACCGTTGAGCACTGGGAGCATCATATGGATGCTGATGTCCACCAGTGCTTCGGTCTTGGCAGTCCTCTCCTCGATGTGGGCTGCGGAACTGGAGAAAAATGCGTCATCTTTGCCCGCGACGGCATTGACAGTTGGGGCTTTGACATCTCCGATTTCTGTGTCCGCATCTGCTCTCAGCACTGGCACGATGAGCCGCAGGAGGTGAGGGACAGGCTGCACTATCTTCAAGCTGATATTGGGGATCACTGGCCCCTAGAGAGAGACAGCTTCGCGTCTGTCTTCTGCTCGGACGTACTGGAGCATCTTGAGCCAAGGTTCAGTTTCCACTTCTTCTTCCAAGAACTCTTGCGGGTGCTGAGACCAAGGGGTAAGGTGCTCATCATAGTGCCCGAGGGTGATGCCTACCATGAAGAGCGACATCAGCGACGCTTCACGATTCAGGATGTTCAGTTCGTCGGAAGGACATATCTTGAGGATTCGGTGGTGATGACACGGGAGGAGAGGATTCACTTGGTGGGGTATAAGAACAGTGACACCTGAAGAAGCAGTCCAACGGGAACAGCATCCGGGGGAACACCGAGCGTCACTCAACACACTCGTTGAGCGATTTGAGCCGCATCACATTGCAGAGATAGGTGTCATGCACGGCCTCACCGCTCTGTGGCTGTTTCAGCACGGCTGCGAGGACATCATCAGGCGCTACTACCTCATTGACCCCTGGGAGCCCTACGGTGTCCCTGGTGGCACTGGGGAGCTTGATTCGGGATCTCCAGAGAGTGCCACGCTAGGGGAATGGCAGCAGGTCTACGAGATAGCCCAAGAGCACCTGGAGCCGTGGGCGAACAAGGTGAAGTTCATGCGCATGTCGTCATCACGCGCTGCCAGGGAGTTTGCCCGTGCATCGCTTGATCTGGTGTTCATTGATGGGGATCACTCATATCAGGCGACATTGACGGACATCAGGATGTGGGTTCCGAAGGTGAGGGAGGATGGACTGATTGTGGGTCATGACTACTACCAGCATTGGCCTGGCATCGTCAGGGCAGTGAATGAGAGCTTCCCGATGGGCAAGATGGGATTCATGCCTGACACGGTATGGTGGATAGGGAAGTGGCAACTATAGGCCGAAAGGAGGATTTGATGAGGAGGGGCCGTTTCTGGCACATCATAGTGCATCCAATTGACAGGACAGCAGCTAGGGTCATCTACGGCCCAATGGCAATTGGATTCCTGACGGGCGCGGGGGTTGCGGTTGCTTATAGAAAGCCTCGGTCTGCAGTTATTGCGTGGACCATTACAGCTGGCGTTGCGTGGATTGTCATCTGGCTCCTCTGCCTGTGGGTCATTACTCTACCCGAGGAGGTGAGATGAACTTTGTCCGCTACACGGTCATCTTTGGGGGGTATGACACTCTGCGTCCAACGAAGTGGTCCGGCTTCTGCATCAGCGATGGCATTGAAGTGGTAGAGGGCTGGACACTGATATGGGATCTCCAATTACTTACGACCTTTATGATCGGTCCTCATAGGCGTAGTCGCCTTGGCAAAATACTGCCACTGCGGTACTTTGCTGAGGTCAAGCTCACCCTGCCAGAGTTCACTCTCTACCACGACGGCAATGTGGAACTCCTCGTTCCACCCGAGCAATTCTTGGACTTCTTGGGCGACTGCGACATCGCTGCCTTTCGTCATCCTCAGAGAGAGTGTGTGTACGATGAGGCAGCGAAGTGCATTGAATGCCTTGCCGATGAGCCGAGCGTGATTCAGACACAGGTGGACAAGTACAGGTCAGAGGGCTATCCCGAGAGCAGGGGGCTGTTCGTCGGTGGGGTGCTGGTGCGGCGCGACACGCCTCAGATCAGGGAACTGTCTGAACTGTGGTGGCAAGAATTACAGCAGCACAGTTGCCGCGACCAACTGAGCCTCAACTATGCCCTGTGGAAGCTCGGCATAGAGTGCGCAACGATTCCAGGGCATCTGTGGGACAATCAGTTGTTCAGGGTGCATTCGCATGGGTGAGGAGTACACGGACACGATTCTCCACCGATGGGAGTATGATCCTCTCTTGTATGTGCATCGCTGTGTTCCAGCTACACTTGGCGATGTGCCCAGCCAGAACCGTTGTTGTGGCTGTGGCATAATGATTGCCGATGAGACTCTTCACGAAGTGTGGGACGGGCAGCAGGTGGGACGATCTGCATGGCTGAATGTCTTGGCTTACAATGGTTTGGTGTTTCATCCGAATGTTTGAGTTTCTGGCGCCGTTCTCAAAGATTCTGGTCAGCGGACCTCAGCGTTCTGGCACCCGCATCTGTGCCAAGATCATTTCCCATGATGTGGGCCACCGGTACATTGACGAGGAGGACTTCGGCGTTGAGTATGAAAAGCGGTTCTTCATGTTCTTGGGGACAAACCAGCGGCTAGTCATTCAATGCCCAGGCATGTGTCACTGTATTCAACAGTTTTCCTCTGAAGAGACAGCCATCGTTATGATGATCCGAGCGGTAGAGGACATCATAGCCTCGGAGCAACGCATTAGCTGGAGCGATGTCACAGAACGGGACAAATACCAAGCACACGGTGTCAATGTGCCGATTTCGGTTCTCAAGTACCAATACTGGGTCAAGCATCAAAGGGAACGCATCAAGCACGCTTTCATGGTGAACTACGAGGGGCTATCATCGCACCCGCTCTGGATACCGAAGGAGCAGCGGAGGCAGTTCAGGTGGAATCAGACGATGTTGGATAAAAGGAGGAGTGATGTTTTGCCCGATTTGCCTAGCCAAGATGACGCACTACAAACTCTACGAAGATGAGAGACTCGGAGCCGATTTTTGGAAATGCACCTACTGTGGGAAAAGAGTCGCCAAGGAAGCTCCGACATCCTACGAGGTGACATTGCCCATTCTGATAGCCCCAGACCTGTTCAAGCAGTTCCTTGACACAGGAGGTTCGCCATCACTTGTTAGGTTTACCGATCCAAAGGAGGAATAATGCACATCTGCATCCTAGCACCTGTAAATGGCATTACGGTTTTTCCCCAACGATATGGAGGAATTGAACGCATGGTTGGGTGGCTTTCCCAGGAACTTCTGAAGCTCGGCCACCAAGTCACCCTCATTGCCCAAACCGACAGCTATGTCAAGGGAGCCACCGTCCTCACCCTTGACCCCAACTTTGACAACCTACATGAGTCTGACCAGTTGCAGGCAGTCATGGCCGACGAACTCATAGGCCAGGTGGACTGCTTCCACGACATCACCCACGACAAGTGGTTCGCCCGCGCTCATCTGAGGGACGATGTGCCCTGCATCGCCACGCACCAAGTGCACTCGCGCATGGGCATCACTGTCAACGAAGTCTGCATCTCTGCAGCCCAGAGGGAGCACATGAAACTACGGGACTATGTGCCCTTTGTCTACAATGGTGTGCCCACGGAGGACTACGAGTTCCAAGCTGACCCAGACGACTATCTGCTTTTCATGGGAGCCTGCACCCGTGTCAAGGGAGTGGATCATGCGATCAACATCGCCAAGCTGTCCAAGCGGCCCCTGAAGATCGCGGGGGTGCCCTGGGATAGTGAGTACTGGGATCAGGTCGTAAAGCCCATGCTGGCCGAGCCGATATGCCAAAAGTTGGGCATTGAGTTCGTGGGGGAGGTCGGAGGGCAGGAGAAGATGGATTTGCTCAGGAATGCCTATGCCTTCCTCTATCCGCTGAGATGGCTGGAGCCGGGAGGCATTGTGGTGACCGAGGCGCTGGCCTGTGGTGTTCCGCTTCTGGGTACGGAGAGCGGTGTTCTCTGTGAGTTAGTGGAAGATGGCAAGCATGGGTTCTTGGTTCCGAAGAGCAGCCCGGCGGCGATAGCTGACTTGGCGAGTTATGTGGAGCAGGTTGGCGACATCAGCCGTGAGGGGTGCAGGGTCAGAGCACATGCGTTTCACTCCAAGTACATGGCCGAAGACTACTTAGCACTCTACTGGCGCGTTTCAACGGGCGAGGTGTGGGAGGCATAGGGACTGATGCTCAAGGAGTTGCCGCCAGAGATAGGTGTGTATGGTCGCCAAGTTCTGATTGAGACAGATGAGGACGAAGAAGAGTGGCTCAATTCAGAGTCGCCGCCACCAGCTCATGTCTTTGCAATAATGTTCTTTGATGGGCTGGGAAGGCATGGCTCAGGTCCATCCTGGATTGAGGGCGAAATAAGAAACCTTTGGGGCAACGGTTTCTACACAGCTTACAGTGATCTCGGTTATGCGAAGTATGTCGGCTATTATGTCGCACAACGGCTTGGGCTTGTCAAGCTAAGTGGCACTTTTGCTCGCAAGCGATATGTGAATGGCGACAGAGGATTTGAGGAGTCTTGGCTATGGCGTGCGAGTGAATGCACACTCATCGCTTGGATCAAGGAGATTGTATGCTAGCAACAACCAGGACTACGCATAGGGTCGTGATTAGCATTGTCTCCTGACATAATTACCCTCTTGGCTGCTGTCTTGGTTGGCGAGGCGGGCGTCTTGGGCGACGATGCAATGTTAGCCATCGGTCACGCGATTATGAATCGGGTAAGCAGTCCCTATTCCCCTGACACCGTCATGGAGGTCTTGTTTCAGCCTAGACAGTGGAACGGGTGGGGCGAGCCAACAGACCATCACAGAGTCTTGGCTAGGCTCATACTCAGGCGCCAGAGAGACCCTACAGGTGGTATGCTATACGCCTTCTCGGAGCAGGATAGGGAATGGCTTGGATTCCCCGAAGGGGACATGATCTATGGCTCTGGCCCGATATTTCGGCTGCATCTCTACAAGGAGTTTCCTGGTGAACGAATGGCTGATTCCCCCAGCGGCGGTGGCACTATCGTTCTCTGTACTTTGGATCTTGTCACTCCTTCTGAGGCTGTGGTACTGGAATAAGATGAGGCAGTTGAAAAGGAGGATGAGAATGTGACGTGTCTCATAGGCTTTGTCCTATTCGTTCTGTTTGCCTATCTGGTCGCTGGCCGACGAGGGGCGAGAAGCGCAGCTGTGCTGCCTATCGTCATTGCTATCATCTTGCTCATCTGGTTGGCAGATAAGGTGGGCTGATACCGCTGAAGAGGGGGTGAAGAAGATGACAATCTACTGCCCAATTCCTAACTGGACAGGCATCTTGCTGGGACTGGTGCTTGGGGCTAGTCTGATGATCGCTTTGGCATTCGCTGTGAGGAGGAAACGGTAGTGCATGTGGGCCTAGTGGTTCCCTCATTTCAAGATCGGTTTTTCCTAGAACGCTGCCTTGACTCCCTGTTTATGCACACACCGCATCACCTTTTCTCCCTGTGCGTCGTGGACGATGGGAGCAAGGATGGCACAGCCGAGTGGCTGCTATCACTTGCCCAAGAAGGCTGGTTGAACTTGGTCTTCACGCCGAACATCAGGTTCACGAGGGCAGTGAACGAAGGACTGAGGTGGCTGAGGGAGCATGTCAACCCAGAGTGGTATCTGCTGCTGAACTCGGACACGATAGTGACCCCTCACTGGCTGGAGACGATGCTGTCAACAGCGACGAGGACAGGGGCAGCGATTGTGGGATGCAAGCTGCTGTTGGGGAGCGGTCTCATCGCTCACGCTGGGGCCTACGGTGGTGGCTATCACTATGGGGACCATGAGCCGAATTGCATTTACTGGGGTGAGCGGTTAGTACCTTGGGTCACGGGCGCACTGATGATGCTACGGAAGGACTGCTACTTCGCCTTGGGCGATTTTCCCCCCGGGCCACCAGGTGAGCAGTACGACAAGAGCGATAGACAATATGTCTTCCGAGCTTGGAAGCTCGGCTTTATGTGCGCTTTCAGCCCCGCGGTCGTTTATCATTTGACAGAGGCGGCAATGGCGATGAGGGAGGAACATGATTTACGGTGAGTCAGGAGCGCTGGACTACCCAGGATGGTGGTTGAGTTGGCTTGGTTCGCTTCTTCTTACTGCAGCTCATGTCTGCCGAGAGAATGGCCTACGCATTGAAGCCACACGGATGCCCTGTGACAGTTTCCAATGTCCAGCATGTGACGCTGTTCTTACACGGGAGGAAGCCTGCGGAATAATCTACGGAATCAGGGAACGGCGCGGCACCCTGCCATATGAACCAGAGGAGAAGAACACATGAGCACTGCCAGAAGTAGGCTTCTTGATCTGTTGAGAACAAGAGCACTGAAGCATGGGACTTATGAGCTAGCTTCTGGCACTCAGAGCAGCTACTACATCAATGCCAAGATGGTAACCCTAGATCCTGAAGGCATAAAACTCGTAGGCAAGGTAGTTCTTGACTTGCTGGAGGGTGCAGAAGTACAAACCATTGGTGGACCCACTATGGGAGCCGATCCTATAGTGACTGCCGTGGCGCGACAGAGCTACGATGAGGGAAGGCCCATACCGGCTTTCCTTGTGAGAAAAGAAGGACCAAAGCGTCACGGTGACGGCCAGCTGATCGAAGGGCCACTGCCCAATGAAGACGGGCTGCGAGTGGCGATTGTGGATGATGTTGTCACAACGGGCAGTTCGCTTCTCAAAGCTGTGAGAGCTGCCGAAGATCAGGGATGTCAAGTAGTGATGGTAGTGGCGCTGGTGGATAGGCTTGAAGGCGGGTTGGAGGCTATCACAGAAGCCGGTTATGACTATGCTGCCGTCTTTACCAAGCACGATCTGGGGGTGGATAATGACGAACAGAGCGTTGCGGGCTGAACTCGCCATCACTGGGCCGTGACTCAATGAGGGAGGTGGTATGCTGCGTTTAGCGATTGTGCGGCACGACAGGATAAACGAATGGGACATAACCACATTCTCCAGCATCGCCAACGACGACATTGAGGTCTACGCCTGTGGCACAAAGCCTGTCAATGTTCCGAACGTCATCCCCTTCGTCTACAGCCAGCCTTGGCAGGTGCTGGAAGAGATCAACCCTGATGTGATTGATGTGGCTGATCCGCATTACGAGTGGGCGCAGTACTTTGTCAAGCGGCACGCCTATGTGGTCATCTCTGCTTGGGACAACTTGCTGGGCAAGAACCACGACACATACAGCAAGGGTGTAATGAAACACGCTTGGAAGTTCGTCGCCCGGACACGCATGATCCACGATGCACTGGTCTGGGATGGCGTGCCCGAGGAGAAGATAGCGGTGGTTCCGGCCGCAGTGGACACCGAGGAGTTCCAGCCGCTGCCCCTGGAGCGACGAGAGGATGCCGTGTTCTTCTGTGGCCGCGTTGTGCCAGAGAAGGGGCTGAAAGACCTGATATGGGCCATGAAGGGCATCTCAGCCGCTCTCTGGGTCGCTGGAGAGGTTTCTGAGGATGACCGCGATTTCTACAATATGTGGGCCTTCAGGTCAGGGGTGAACATTGAGTGGCTGGGGTTTCTGACGCGCACGGAGATGGCGGAGAGAATGAGAAGGGCCAAGATATTCTCATGTCCCTCGTATCCGCTGGGCAGTCGTGACCCCTTCGGGGAGTGGCTGGAGCAGTTCGGGCAGGTGTTCATCGAGGCGCTGGCCAGCGGGACACCAGTGGTGAGCACCTCCTGCGGCGGGCCGGGAGAGATTGTGATTCATGGCCAGACGGGGTGGCTCGTTCCGGCTAGGATGTGGAATCTGCTGCATCAGGGGATAGGGGGGTTGCTGCTCAATCCTAGTGTCTGGAGGGCGTACAGCGAGAAGGCGCGGAAGGATGCGCTGAAGCGGTTTTCAGCTAGGTCCGTGGGAGAACGGCTGAGGGAGATCTATTTCAATGAGCCTTGACGCAATTACCATAAACGACTTGCTTCCCATACTTCGGAGCCACGTTGAGAAATACGGCGACTTGGCAATTTATGTCCGAGTTTCTTACTATGGTGGACCTGATGGATATCCATCTCAGAGAACAGGGCGATTGGTTGAAGCGAGAGTCCCTGACTTTGACGGCAAGGCACTGCTTCTTGAGGGTCCCGAGATAGACTGGTTAGGATAAAGGGGGGTCTACTTTGAGAATTAGTGTTTGCCTCATCGCTTTGGACGAGGAGCGCTATATTGAACAAGCTCTTGACTCAATTCGGCCCTACGCCGACGAGGTGGTGATAATTGACGGTGGCTCACTTGATAACACAGGAAGCATCATTGAGGAGTGGGCTAAGAGCCATGCCCAGAATCGGGTCAAGTACGGAATAGTTGAATGGCAAGACCATTTCGGCAACCAGCGCCAAATCTCCTTTGAGCACGCCACCGGGGACTGGATCATGAGGGTGGACTGTGACGAGATGGCAAGCCGAGATGTGCGTCGGGGCATCCGCAGGGTGTTGGCCTCCCTGCCTGAGACCTGTCTGGCTGTCAGGGTCAGGCAGATGAACCTGTATCCCGATACAGAGCACTACGCTGCTGACTGCGGTGGGTGGGAGACGTGGCCGCGCATCTTTCGGAACATTGACGGCCTACAATGGGTGGGTCAGGTTCACGAGCATGTGACGCTGAGGAAGGATGGCGAGTTGGCCGACATCCCAGAACAGAATATCTGGAACTGGCACGTGAACATGAAGCATTTCGGATGGTTGCACAGATCAAGGCGGGAGGAGAGGGAGGCGCTCTACATGACCATCCCCGGAAGTGGCTTTGACAAGAAGGGCGATCTGACGGAGCGGAAGTATGTCATCAAGGATGTGCCGGAGGTAGTATGAGCACCATCGCGGCTTTTGCAAGTCATACAGGCGCACAAGGTGGCTACGGCGGCGGAGAGGCGTACACCTTCGCCCTGCTACACATTCTGGACAAGTACTACGATCTTGAGGTCTTCACCACGGCGGACTTCCCTGCTTTCTACGGCGCAGACGAGTATGGCCTTGACATCTCAGACCTGAACTGGCGAGCGATCCCTGACAACTTCAACTGGCAGCAGTACGATATGCAGCTGAATATCTCGCACTCCACGATCCTGCCGCCCCACGCCCGACGCAATATCCTCTTCGTGCTCTTCCCCCAGCACCCCGACTGGGATGTGTCGGGGTACGATAGCATCGTCACCATCAGCGACTTCTGCGCCAAGTGGATCAAGCGCTACTGGGGCAGGGACGCGGAAGTCGTATATCCAGCAGTCCACACTGAGGATCTCAAGCCGCTGGAGAAGACGAAGAGCATCGTCAGCATTGGCCGCTTCTTTGATGTGCCCGGGGGGAACAACAAGAACCACCTGTGGCTCATTCGGGCCTTCAAGCGCCTCACTGACTATCTGCCTGATCCGGATGAGTGGGAGCTGCACCTAGTGGGCTCCATCCAGCACACGAAGTACTTGGACAAGGTCAAGGCTGAGGCTGACTGGCGGGTGCATTTCCACCATGACATTGACAGGCAGGAACTGAGGGAGCTTCTGGGCCATGCGAGTTACTATTGGCATGGGGCAGGCTACAAAAGCACCGCACCAAGTGGAAAAGAGCATTTCGGAATAGTCGCCGTGGAGGCTATGGCTGCGGGAGCGATCCCTATTGTCCATAACTCGGGCGGGATCACTGAAATCGGTTGCCTGACTTGGGATGAGCCTGACGACTTGGTTCAGAACACGCTGGAACTGATTGAGAATCCCGAAAAGGCGAAGATCCTGCGCACCATGATGCAGGAAAGGGCGTTGGATTTCAGCCTGGAGGCCATGACGCGGCCCCTCTTGGAAGTCACGGAAGCGCCAGTGCTCATCCCGCCGAATGTGGGCAAGGCGAAGATATTCCCGCGAAAGAAGCCGATTGAGGAGATCAAGGTTGGTGTGCTATCCGACAGTCCACGGATCACAACAGGCTTCGGGGTGGTGACCAGAATGGTCGTGGACGGCCTGTGCCAAGAGGGTTTTCAGGTGGCCTGCCTCGGCATGTACGACTACGACCCCAATCCCCGCCGCTACAGGAACGACCCTGTGACCATCTGGAGGGGGTGCTCATGGTGCAACCAGTCGGGGCTGAACCTGCTAGGGGAGTTCCTGCGGGTTGAGAAGCCTGATGTGCTCTACATGAACTATGACCCGGGCAACTGCTACGAGTTCCTGCGCACGCTGGAGGAATTGCAGTGGGAATCGCCGCTGATCGTCTACTTCCCGGTGGAATCGCTTCCCCTGATGAACGCATACGGGGAGATGGCGAAGGCAACTTGGCTCAAGGGAGGAGTGCCCATCACCTACACCCAGTGGGGAGCCAAGGCCATCATGAGTCAGTTCAAGTGCAAGGTTGAGGTCGCCCCGCACGGCATTGAGCACGCCGATTTCAAGCCCTTGGACAACGAGACGAGGGCCAAGATGAGGTATGCGGTTGGGTGGGGGGATAAGTTTGTCGCAGGTTTTGTAGCTCGTAATAAGCGCGTGAAGTCGTTGCCTACGCTCTTGGATGCGCTGGAGATACTGGTGCGAGAGGGGCATGAGGACATTGTCTTGTACTTACACACCAATCCCGATGAACAGAATCAGCTTGGGGCCTATCCCCTGAGACAGATGGTGGACTATCGAGGTCTGGGCAGCAAGGTATTCTTCCCACCAGACCTAGCGCAGCAAGTGCGGGGGATTCCCTACGACAAGCCGATTGAGATTGATGTGCCCGAGACGCAGAGCATTGAGGAAGCCAGGGCGTACAATATGGTGAGCCTGAATATGGTGCAGAGATACAATCTGATGGATGTGTTCTGCGATGTGAGTCAGGCAGAGGGATTCGGACTCCCAGCTATGGAATCAAGTGCTTGTGGGGTTCCGCTCATCTGCCCCAAGGACAACGGCGTGCGCGAGGAGATTTGGGGCGATGCACCAATCTACCTTCCGGTGGCCCACTGGGACACTTGGCACACCGCAGGGCTATTATGTCAAGTAGCCCCGGCGACGGTGGCACAGGCGATTCTGAAGCTGAAGCAGGATGTGGAGTTGCGCCAAGATGTTGCGAGGCGCTGCTATGACCGGGTGCAGATGTGGTCGTGGACAGTGCTGCAAAAGCGGATTGTTGATCTTTGTCAAAGGTTGGTGAACCGATGAGCAAGAAGAAAGCTAAGAAGACGACACCCGAGCCGCGCGAATGGAAGTGCCATTGTGGCCACAAGCTCGGGGGATTTGATGAGGAGAACGTATTACGCATCAAGTACAGTGCGCTCCGTGTCATAGTGGAGATGAATGAGGGTCGTGTGACGGTCATCTGCCCGAAGTGCGGCTGGGTGAAAGCGTGGAACACGCAGACGAACGGCAAGGTGAGTGTGGAGATGCCGAGTGGAGTACAACCATGACCGAACCAACCCGTGACACTCTCATCCGCATCATCCTTCACGCTGCGAATGTCGGGGCGAAGGATGCGATTCGGGAGCTGCAGGAGATGGGGGAGGAGCCGCGGCCAAGCCTGTGGAAGCGGGCGCGGTGGTGGCTGGACAACAAGATTTGCGACTTCTGGGATTGGTGGTATAATGACTCATAGTAGGAATGGGTTGGAGTCCTGCGGGTGTGGGAACTAGGTGGGTGAGGCCGAACGCAGGAGCCATAACGGGGAGGGGACCTGCCTTCATGAAAAGGGGGTGATGCTAGAAGATGTCTGCTGACGACAGACAAGAGATACTCAATCTGATGGAGACTGATCCTGATTTCCGCCGTCGTGTATCCTTACAGCCTGTGAGGCTGTCTATGGGCTTCCTACGAACCCGTTTTGGAGAGAGGTTTGAGGATTTCTTCAAGGAGATTCCAGAGGGCGCATCACCCGAGGAGATATTGGCCCTGGCTGAGACATGGGAGACTGCCCCCAAAATTGATAGTTGACATAACATCCGCGCTGTGCTATAATGTAGTTGGCTTATCATACCGTCCACGCTAGTACTACTCTCAACGCTGAGGGAGAGCGGGAGGGGGATTGGAACCCGCGACTTCCTGTTCTCCTGTCGGTAACTGAATATCCAAACCAACGCCCCTAACCACAGAACCCCTGAAGGGGTCGGGCCGAGGAAGAGGCGCGTGACGCCCAGAGAGCCGCTTGACGGCACATCTCTGGGCTTTTCTTTTTTGCTCATCTGTTCGCTTAGAATCATTTGCCATCTAGCCACTATGAACGCTGCAAGGAACGAGTTTCCCGTATCGCAGGCCGAGAAGAAACTCTTGCTCAGAATCCGCAACCTTAGCAGGGGGGTACATACGCTGCTTCTGCGGAAGGGGCACGGGAAGCTCTTTCTGACAGTCCAGGGCAGTGCGAAGGAAGAGAACCTGAGCCGCAAAACTCAATAGCACTCATCGCCACCATACGATGACAGGTGACATGACCCCACATTACGTGTGACCCACGCCACATGGACTCAAGCGAGTCTGTGTGGCGTTTTTTCGTTTCCGGGGAATGAGAGGCGCACATGCCACTGCCAAAGCCGAAGAAGCGCGAAAAGGAACAGGATTACATCTCCCGCTGCATCAAGTTCGTCATGGATGAGGGCACGACCGATGACAACAAGCAGGCTGCGGCGATGTGCTATGACGAGTGGCGCGATGCCAAGGGCATCAAGAAGCCGAAGAAGCAGGAGGTGAATATGGGAGAGATGACTGTGTCAAATGGCCTAGTTGAGAACACTACCACGACTGGAATACAGCCTCCGCTCTGGGGCCTAGAGAAATCGGAAGTCAAGGCTCCCGAGAGGCACGAGACGAAGAAGCAGAGCTACCTTGTGGGGCACATCCATCTGGAGGAACGCGATGGAGATCCCATCTTCCGCATCCCGCTTATGAGGAAGGGCACCTGGAAGCATCCTTGGTATGGCAAGATGGAGTTTGACGATGGCTTCTTCGCCTCGCTCATCACCAACTTTGACCAGAATGCGGTGGGCCATGACTTGGCACTCGATGCCCGTCACCAACCCGACTGGGGTGCATTGGGCTGGTTCACGGATGTGGTTGTGGAGGATGAGAATCTCATCGTCTACGCCAACCCGACTGAGAAGGGCCTTGAGGTAGTGCCCAACAGCCTCCGCTACGCCTCGGCAGAGTATGACCCTGACTACGAGGATGCGGAGACGGGGCACGAGTATGGCCCCACGCTCTTGGGTGCTGCGGCCACGAATCGTCCTTTCATCACACGACAGGGTGCCATCACGATTCTGTCCGACGAGGTGACAGAGGAGGTAGAGGCTGAGATGGCAGAGGGGGAGGCGACGGTGGTGCTTCTATCCTCCCCGCAGACAGTCATTCACATGGTATCAGGAGGGCAAGAACACATGGAGAAAGATCAAGAGAAGACTTTGGAAACGACCCTGGAGGAAGAGGTGGTGGAGCAGGCCACGCCAGAACCAGAGGCCGAGCCAGTCCCACCCGCTCCTCCAAGCGAGATTCAGCTTCAGGCGCAGGATGGACAACTGATCACCTTCAGGGCAGAGGACATACTGCAGGTGATGGCCACGAACAGAAAGCTGCGCGAGGAGAGGCATGAGACACGAGTGGACGAGATCATCACCAAGGCGCAGCGTCGCGGTGTTCCGCCAGCAACTCTTCGGGTGGCCAAACCCATCCTTCTGGCCTGCTCCGAGGAAGCTGAGCCGACCATCACCCTGAGCGTCGGTGATGAGGATCGCAAGTTCAACTACTTCTCCGCGCTGGCCCGATTGCTGGACGCGATTCCAAGCACACTGGGCGAGCGCACCTTCATATCTGCTGGCGAGCCGATGGGTGCTGGGGAGGAGAAGGAGATGACAACCGACGAAGCGGAGAAGTTCGCCAAGAGTGAGCTAAAGCGTCTCGCTTCATATATGGGTCGTTCCAACGACACCGCCGAATTGTAATCAACTGTTGAGGTAGGAGGTAAACATGCCGTTTTACACACCTGCGTCCTCAACCTACGAGACCCACCGCGATATTTTGCTGTCCCGCATCGAGGGTGCAGTTCTCGGTTCGTACACCGTTGACGGTGACTACATAACCGAAACTACGCTGCTTGATGGGTACGACCACAAAATCTTGCAGGAGGGGCAGGTCCTGGCGATGAACCCGGCCAACGGACAGGCTGTCCCCAACTACACCAGCTACGGCTTTGGGACCATCGGTGTGCTCCTGCACTGGGTGTGCGCCGACGACGAAGATCCTGTGAGCACCATCGTGCTGGAGGGTTGGGTGAACGAGAACTACTGCACCGATAACGGAGTGTTCGGAACGGTGCTGGCAGCCACGAAGACTGTGTTGTCCACGGTTCACTTTGTCGCCCGGGACACTCTGTAGGAGGTGAGGAGATAATGAGTCAACAACTTCCAGCTTTTATGCAGGACGCCGTCCTCACCGGCATCATCCGAAGCGCCGATATTGACACGAGCTACATCGGTTTGCGCTGGTTCCCTTGGCGGGACAGTGCCTCTGATGAGTTTCTGACCTATATCCGCTTGGATGAGAACCCGCTCGCTCCCTTCGTGAGCATCGACAGCGAGACGCCCCTGATCCCCGCCGACATCTGGGGGATACTCAAGGGCGCAATCGCCTATATGCGCTACAAGGCACGCTTTACGGAGCGTGATCTACGCATCTTCACGGAGGCACGCCTGTACTCCACTGGTGGCAGTTTGATGAGCCAGATGGCAGACGAGGCACAGGCTCGCATCATGCAGAAGGTGGAGCAGCTTTCGCAGTCCATTGACGCCCGTGTTGAGTGGATGTGCATCAACGCCATGCTGGGCAGCATCACCTACAGCTCCGTGGGGACCGCTGGGAACGTACAGATCAGCGTGACGTATCCTGGCACTTTCATCGGAGACAACCGCAAGACGCTGTCAACCCACTGGGATGAGTCCAGCCCGACGCCCGTGCAGGATTTGGTCGGCTGGCTCCAGGAGGTAGAGGACCAGTCCAACACCCGACCCAGCGTGATGATCACGTCAAGCAAGGTGATGCGCTATCTGTCCACGGCAGAAGAGATGCGTCAGCTCTGGGCTGCACAGACGCCCACGGGGGTCACGCCCCCAGCCGTCGGCTATCCGATGGCGAGCGGTGCCCTATCAATGATCGGCATCAATGAGGTCATCGTCTATGGGGCTGAGTACTCCACACGCACTGAGGCTGCTGGGACGACCACGCGGACGCTCAATAGGTTCCTGAATGACCGCAGGATTCTCCTGCTGCCAGCGGAACCGCTGGGCAATATGTGGACTGCGCCCGCTGAACCGAACGACTGGAACACAGGCAAGTTCGCATGGACCGAGCGGCGACAGGACCCTTGGGTCACCGAGGTCGGAGCAGGACTGTATGCCTTCCCGGATATGCAAAATAATCAACACAAGATCCTGGAAGCGACGGTTCTCGCTGCGTAGTCAGCTAGGTGAGGATACAACGAAGCAGAGATAGATGGGGGGAGCTTCGGACTCCTCCTAGTTCCCCCTGTCTTACTTCCCTATCAGGAGGTCTGGGTGGCCAATGGCGATGTGACCCATGCTGACGTAGAGGGCCTCATCCAAGACATCACCTTCAGTGCGACGAGCAATCCAACCGAGACTGAGGTGGATGCCTTCTGCGATTTCGTCAACAACGATGTGAACAGCCAATTGCAGGCGTCTGGCTTTGCGCTGGACTTGGCTGTCGCCAGGAACATCACCTGGGCGCAGTTCACGAAGCTCTTGGGTGCGGGGGCTGTGACGCTAGATGCCATCTACGCCCTGCGGGAGGCGGAGAGTGCGCGGGCCGAGCGTTGGTGGGGTCAGTGCGAGAAGCGCTTGGATCACCTGAAGAGGTCAGGTGGTGACTTCTTGGATGCGGCTGACCGAGACACCAGTGCCGAGCCGCAGTACACCCCTGTCTTGGTGGGCTACAGCGACAAGCGGCGCCATCTCCTCTTCCGTGAGCGGGCGGCCGTGCAGCAATACGACGATGAGCGGGGGCTCGCGGCTACCAGCGCTGCATGGAAAGGGAGAATGAGGAGGGTGTAGTATGGCCGTACAGAAATCAATTCAGTACATTTTCAATCGGATATTCAGTTCCACGTTGGATGCGATTCAGGTGATCATCAGTGACTTGGGGCGCACGCCCACCGTGACCGCCGCCACGGGCACAGGCAACATCTCAACGACTACGGCGATAGCAGCCGACTTCATTCTTCGGTCTGTCACTTTGCACTTCGGGGCCTCGTGGGACGAGGATGTGACCGTCACGCTCAATGCGAACGATGGTGCAGCCTATGACACGGTACTAAAGAGCTTGGACGCTGGAGCGGGATGCACTGACATGGCGTGGTGGCCGGAGGGTGGGCTGTTGGTAGAGAGCGGTGACGAGATCGTGGTGACAGCGACCAACCCAGGCAGCATCACCTTCGGCCTGCGGATCGTGACGGAGGCGGCCTGATGGGCTACTACAGAGACGGTGTGAAGATTGGTCTATATGCTCAGATCGACATAGTAGCAGCTTCCCCCACGTTCACGCTCAAGAACAACACGGCTGAGGATACGGATGGTGGGCGCGAATCCCAGATCGTGTGGACGGGCACGCAGTCCGGTGGCGAAGAGTCTACGCTTGCTCAGATCCAGGCCAGCCATGACGGTGCAGCTGATGACCAGAAGGGTGACCTGATCTTCAAGGTGAATGACGGCGACGATGGGACTAGCCCGACGGAGGTCGGGCGTGTCGATAGTGCCGGGCTCTGGCAGTTCATTTCGGGGGGCACTATCCCCTCCTGGGACCACAGTCCTGTGGGAATAGCTGTTGAGGGCATAAGCGAATTTGATGGGCAAACCTACTTTGGCCACAACATTTATATCGAAGATGACAAATCATTGATCATGGGTGGGAGTGCTGACACTCTCTTTACCTACGAGACAGCGGATGCAGATGCCCTCCACATGTGTTGGCGGTTGCCGGAGACTGACCAAGATGCTAGCAATGTCCCCGTATTAGCGATGGCTGACCATAACTTCAGGAATGTGGACATTGGTCTCTTTGACGGTCAGACTCAGCCCCTAATAGCCTTCTTCGACAAGGCGGGGGTGATCAAATCCTCAACCAGTGGGACTCACGATGGCGTAGATGGCGATGAGCTGACGGAGACCAACGCCTTCACCGACGCAGCGGTGGGCGACATAGTGCGGATCACAGCTGGCACCAACGTCACCACGGGCTGGTATTGGATCACCACGAAGACCGACAACTCCAACGTGGATCTTGATCGCGCTTTCGTGACCGGCGCTAACGGTCAAGCCAACGTGGCTTACGTGGTGTATGATTCCACGGCGTGGATCGGGGCCGAAGGCGTGAAGCTGCGAACCTTTGACGGGGCACCGGGTGATGGGGACTTCGAGATAGACGCCGACGGCTGGCTGGCGCTAGACGTGGCTAACTCAAGGCTCTACTGGCGTGCTGGGAATGGGTGGCACTACGCAGCTCAGGACGCGGGCTTTGAGATAGCAGCAGGGGAAGAGAACTGCCCCAACTGTGGCGAGCCGATGCAGCCGGGGGAGGCGGTGATGGGGGTGCTGGATAGGATCCTGGACGACGGAGCGCGACACGGCCACTACGTCCACGCGAGGTGCGCTAACAAGCGGCGAAGGGGGTAAGGATGTTCGAGGACCTAGAGCGAAAAGCAGCCGCAAACGCCAGGGCCTCCCGGGTCTACAGCGACGCCTTCAATTGCTACCAAGCACTACTCATGGTCAAGGCACACCTGGTTCTCTACCAAGCTGGGACAGACTCGGAGTTCAATGCTGCTGTTGACGCATTCTATACGGCTGGGGAGCGTGCCGGCTTGGGGCAGATAGCGAATCTGATGTCAGCCCTTGCGGTCAGCTTGGAGACTGATCACCCAGACTTCGCTGGCATAGAGCCATGAATGCTAGCCTTGAGCAGGTCTTTCAGTGTCTCGGTCAGACGGCTTTTGAGGCATGGATGGGCCAGCAGCAGGCGCAAGCTCTGAGTGCAGAGCTTGCTCGATTGCAGCAGCAGATAGCGCAACTCCAGGCAGAACTGGAGGAGTCAGAGGATGCACCCGAAGACTAGGGGCCTACTGCTCTGCATCGCTATCTTGGCTCTTGTTCTTTTAGCCGCTGACTCGGCAGGCGGAGCCAATGCCAAGAAGGGCGTGGGCTATACCGGGGGTGATCAGGGGCTCGTGCTGGAGATGGGTGCCTCCTGGGTGCGCACCTGGGTGGTGAGCGGTGTTGAGTGGGAAGGGTACGACGTGCGCTTTTTTCCCACGATAGAGTGTGCCCCATTAGTTAATGATGTTGTGCCAGAATGGTATCTGGAGACATTGAGGACCGAGGCAAGACGCAATCCGGGCACCTGTTGGATTTACGGAAATGAACCCGACGGGTCAGATCCTGGAAGTGACCCGTGGGAGCCAGAAGATGCCATGATAGCCTAGCCGCAAGTGCATCAAGCTGTTATGGAGGTAGATCCCACAGCTTGTTGGATCTTCGGTAACGTCATCTGGGAATCTTACCTCGGCTATTCAGGCGATTGGTGGCTTGACGAGTGTATGGCTCTGGAGCCGAACCTGCGGAGTCAGATTGACGGCTGGGGGGTGCACCTCTACGCGGAGATGGTAGTGGATGGTTGGCAGTGGTGGGCAGCCTGTCCGCCCGATGGTGAGTGTGTCAGTGAACAAGAGGTGCACCAACGATACACAGCGGCGGTGGATAGAGCAGTTGAGTGGAGCAGGGAGACAGGGGGCGGGCTGCCCATTTACTTCACCGAGTGGGGGCAACTGCGCAATCTATGCCAAGGCTTTAGTTGCGCAGAGTGCAAGGTGGGGCTGGAGTGTGACTACCGGGAGATGCTGATTCGGGGGGTGGTGCCCTACTTTGACCGAGAGCCGATGATTGAGGGCTATGCGTGGTTCGGGACATTGACCACAGACTGGATTGAGGACGAGGAAAGCGGGGAGATAGTTGACGGCTGTGGAACCTGGTGCCCATGCTGCGAGTCGGCGCTGGTGGACCAAGAAGGGCTCACGCGATTGGGCGAATGCTACGCTAGACCCTATGAGGTGCTGTTGATGCCCATCTATTCGCACTTCTGGTCTCCCCTGCACTAGCGGAGTACTGAATGCCAACCACTGTTGAGGCAATAAAGCGAAAGTGCTTGGATCTCTTTGAGGATAACTTCGCCACATACCTTGACACGGTAGAGGCAAGCTGGGCAGCGACAGAGGCCATCACGCTTGGCGACATCCAGAAGTTCATCTACGGCGACATTCTGTCCCATGAGATGCCGAAGCTGCTGCCGGCGATGGGTGTGCTCTCGGGTAGGGCTAGGGAGACAGAACCCCTCGGCAGCTATCAGGGCAAATGGGAGGTCATCGTTGCCTTGCGCTTCATCTTGTCGGATGCAACTCCGCAGACACTTGCCAAGAAGGTGGACAGGTATGCCGAGGCCAGCATGTTGCTCTTGCAGGCTTACCCCAGCTTGGACAGTCTCGCCACTCGCGGATTGGGAGGGTTCCAGATCATGACCACGACGCTTAGGGGCGAGGAACCCAACTTCATCAAGTGCCTTCAGGTTCAATTCACCGCACGCTACATCGGGGTGAGCGGATGATCACCATAGAGTACACCATTCAGGGCTTGGATCAGGCGATACGGGGCCTAGAGCAGCTGGAGCAGACGATCTCTCAGAGGCTGGAGGATGAACTGAGCCACTGGAGCGATGTATTCCTCGCAACGGCTCGGGGCAGGGTATTCTACAAAGATGAGCAGATGCGGCGGATTGACCGTCGCAGAGAAGGGCAACCCCGGCTCAGGGATTTTTGGAAGAGCGAGATTGAACCCATAGAGGATGGCGCTGCGCTCAATATCTGGAACGAGCATCCCAATGTAGGAGCCATCCTCTTTCCGACAGCAGCCCACCGCATACCTCTGGGGGGCGCAGCAGAGATGAAGGCTAGGGGCTATCCGCTGCGGTGGTTTGATCACCTTGGTGGAATGCACACCCAATGGGAGTCATGGCATCCAGGAACCCCAGGCCAGCCGGTTCACACGGAGACTTGGGATAGGCTGGAGACCATTTTTGAGGGACGACTTGAAACAGTGACAGACGACTTCGTGAGAACAATCACCGAAGGGTAGGAGGTTGAAATGGCAGAATGGCATCACACGGATGATGACTTTATCCGGCAAGCACCAGTCCGTATCTTGATGGCCGAACGCAGTGCGACGACCTATGCTGACGCAATCGGGGACATCATCAGCAAGACGACCTACGATCCTGTCTCCCCCTGGTTTGATGTGGGTCATACGAATGCTGACCTTGAGTTGAGCACCGGCTTTGCGACCATTGACGCCGAGAGCCAGCAGGCAGGCATCATTGACCTGGGCGTGGGCACTTGGACGCACACCCTGCGAACGAGCTTCATGGAGGAATCGGAGACCATCCGAGAGGTGATGGGTTTCGGAACCGCCACGGAGAATGCAGCTGGCGAGCGGTTGCAGGCGATGATCAATCAAGATTTCGTGACCGAGTACCGCATCGCTGCGCTGCGCCTTGACGAGGAAACCGGCAAGATAGAGGGTGACCTCATTCACAAGGCCAAGTGGTCGGGGGCTGATGCCACCACCGCCTGGGGCCGTGGCACGCTCAAGGTGCGCCCCGTGGAGTGGAGCTGCTTCCCGGACGAGGACGCTCCAGACAACGCCGTGTACCACTACATCTGGGATCCGTGATTCGTAGGCTGACATAGGCAACTCAAAGGAGGAAACGATGGCTCGAAAGCCCACCAAAAAGCCCATCAGGAAGGTGTGGGCCGGGAACGTCTACGAGGTGGAGGTCGGGAACGGCACCTATCTCGTTGAAGCGCGTTCTGTGGCCGAGATCATGGCGCTTGAGGAGTACATCCGAGACTTGGTTGGCGGCGATTGGCTGACGGCTGGAGGGGAAACCGAGACAGAAGAGACAGAACCCACAGAGCAGCAACCCATGCTTGACTTCGCCAACATCAAGCATCGTATCGTTCAAGCGGGTTTTGCTCCTCTCAAGATTGCCATCCCTGAGCTGACCGAAGACGACTTCAGGGCTGCACCTCTGCTACAGCTGGAGTGGGTGTTCAACCTCGTGTTGGAGGTCAACGGCCTGACGCTGCTGAGGAGTTTAGCAAAAAACTTGCTGGAACCCCTCTCGGGGGCGATGAGCAGGGGAGTCCGAGCGGTTTTGGCCGACTTCTTGCAGACGACAGTGGAGTCCGCTGGGGAAACACCTACGACAGAATCCTAGCAGACTTGGCAGGCCCACCCTTCCACTTTAAGCCACCCTATGTGCTCCATCGTATGACCCTACCTCAAGCCATCTATATGTGGGTCATGGGACGGGAGTCCATCGGGCGTGATAGGCAGATGCAGTTGGTGCTTCTCCGTATGGCTATTGCCAGCGCGTTCGGGGGCAAGGACTCCAAGCACGCCTTCTCCTCACTGATGTCGGGCTTGGCAGGGGAGGATATGGACATCGGCGTTGATCTTACCAAGCTATCAGAAGGCCACAAGTTGTTCCTTCTTGGCAAGAGCCGTATGGGTGGGGGAGATGGGGCACCAGAAGAGTGACTCTGTCTCCCCCTTGTTTTGTTTGAGAGAGTGGCATGGCGGATCGTGAGATACTGATTCAGATCATCCTCAAAGCTGCCAAAGAGGGCGCTCGGGAGGCAATAGAACAGCTGCGCGGCGTATCAACAGAGCAGAAGGCAGTGGCTGAATCGGCACGCGCTGCTAGTCAAGCGTTGCGGGATTTGGGGGGCGATCTTGCTGGTATTGCCCAGATACTCAAGAGCAAGGGTGTGCCTGCAACCCAAGAGTTTGCTGCACTTCTTCAACAGATGCTTGCTGACTTCCTTCGCCAGGGTCCTTCAACGCTGAACCTGTTCCGAGCAGTGAGTGCCGAGTTGAAGCGAATGGGTGATGTCGCTCGCGGCCAAGATATAGGCACAACTATCCAAAGAGCCCTCAAGCAGATTGATGATACTGGCGAATTGACACACAGTATGTTGCGTCAACTTACCAGTACAATTGAACAGCTTGCTCCTGCGAGTACAGTCGCAGCACAAGCTATCGGGCAACTCTCCGCAGCTCAGGCGAAATTGCTTCAGGAGGCTCAGAGACGAACAGCTGGTCTACCTGCTCTCTTAGATATTCCACCCGGCTTTGCGGGTGTGCTAAGTCAAGCATGGGAGGAAATTACTCAATCAGGCAGGATGGCTGACGAGACACTTCAGACGATCAACCAGACGCTGCAAGAACTTGACCAAGCTGTGCAATCCCAAGCGTTTGAGGCCGTCATCAGCAGCGCTATGACGGAGATTGTCACACAGGGTGGTATGACCGTTCACACCTTCCAGCAGTTCGCCCGAGTCATGGAGGGGTTAGAACCGTCCGCACAGGTGGCAGCCAGAGCCATCGGTCAGGTCACTGAGGCGCAGGCGGCCCTGCTCAGAGAGATGCAGCGGCGCACCGCTGGCCTACCAGCCCTTCTTGATGTGAGTCCAGCATTTGTCGGTGTTCTGAATCAAGCGGCAGAGGAACTTGCTCAATCAGGTAGGATGGCCGATGACACACTGAAGAGCATCATCCAGACGCTGGGTGAGCTAGATCAAGCGGCCAAGGCGCAGACGCTTGAGTCGGTTATGAGCAAGGCTATGACGGAGATTGTCACCCAAGGCGGGATGACGATTCAGACGGTGCGGGAACTCGCTCGCGCTATGCCCGAGCTGGTTCCATCAGCAAGGAGAGTGCGCGAAGTGCTGCGCGATCTGGCTGATAATGTCATAGCAAGGCTGGTCAATGCAGCCCGTTCTGCCGGAACAGCTCTTCAGACTCATCTGAGACAGGGCCTTGACAGCATCGTGCGTGCCGTTACTCGTGTGCTCAATCCCCTGACCTATCTCCGTCTTGGCTTCTCCGAACTGTGGAAAATCCTCCGCATCGGCTTCGGCGTTGCGGCTGGCCGAATGCTGGTTCGCTTCTTCACTGACCCGATTGGTGCTTTGCAGGACCTCGAGCAGGCCATCTTCGACCTGACTTCTGAACTAGCCATTCTCCAAGTTCAGTTAGAAGTCATGCTCCCCGAGGCGATGGGAACCGCCGGCCAAGCGCTGGACTATCTGCTTGACTTGATGATTCGCACCCCTGCACCCCTGGATCAGATGATGTCTGCAATGCGGAAGCTGGTTGCATTCGGGATAGACTATCGCTCTTGGATGGCACTCTTGGCCGATATCGCTGCTGGAACAGGGCAGAGAGTAGACAGGCTGGCCTACGCAATCGGCCTACTAGCACAGGGCACAGCCCGTGGTCTCCACTATCTGAGAATCGCTGGAGTAGATGTTGAAAGGCTCAATATCAAGACCGACACGATGGGGCGATTGGCAGAGAGCACGACGACAGCCATGGAGAAGATGTTCTATGGTCTGAGGGAACAATACGGTGGCCTAGCTGCCGATCTTGGGCAGGAGTTCCGCTATCTTATCCAGAACCTAGGTGAATTTGGCCAACTCTTGCTCCGACAAGTCTGGATTCCCCTCATCGGTGGCAAGGATGTCGTGGGTGTGCTGACAGAAGCGCTCCGAAGGCTGATGGGTCTCTTCGTGGACATGGAGAGCAAGGTCACCCCCCTGGCCAACAGCCTCATGGCCCTGGCCTCCGTCGTCGGCGAACGTCTCGCCGGCGCCTTCGTTGAACTCGGCAAGTGGGTGAGCGACACCGTCAGAGGCATGGAGATGGATCTCCGCGACATGGCCGAGTGGGGTGTGCAACTGGTAGCGTCCATAGCCGACGGCATCCTGACAGGCATCAACCAGTACCTCATCCCCGCTATCGTGCAGATCACCCAGGTCATAGCTGCCTTCTTGGCTCCAGGATCCCCACCTCAGCGAGGACTCCTGCGCTTCATCGGTCAGTGGGGGGGCAAGCTTTTCGAGGAGTTCCTACGCGGTTTCGCCCGGGCAGACTTCAGCATCCTGGATGAGGCTACCTCCATCCTCCGTAGCATCCTGGAGGGCATGGTCGCGGTCGGCGACATCGAGGAGAAGCAGGTGATCCCCATGCTGATGAAGGCCCGCGCGGAGCTGGCAGAGCTCATCAGCGGCTACAGAGAGACGGGCATCATCGACGAGGACCTGCTGGCCAGGATCGTCGATCACTATGGTGAGTGGGGTGATGAGATGGAGACGCTCCTCCGACTCCATGTGAAACTGGTGGGCGCTCAGGAACGGCTGGAGGCCCTGGAGCGGAAACGGGCAGAGGCCGAGGACGTGATGCGCACCACGGTCCTCCGGATGCGCAAGGAGGGCTACACGGAAGAGGCTATCCAGGCATGGCGGGAGTGGTACAGGAAGACGACCATCGGGGACATCGAGGAGGAGATTGATGCGCAGAGGGATGTCATAAACGAATTAGAGGACCAGTACGATTGGCAGCGGGCGTTGATAGATGCCCAGATGGATCAGATCGGCCTCATCGAGCGGCAGCTCAGCCTCATGGAGCGGCTGGAGCGCAGTGTCAGCAAGGTGGCGAAGGCAGCGAAGGATCTGAAGGAGTCCTTGAGAGGGCCGATGCCCGAGTTGCCCATTGACATGCCCAGTCTCTTTGAGAGCCTTGATGAACTGAAGGAGAAGTGGAACGAGATCCTTGACGACCTCTTGAAGCCGTTCAAGAAATTGGGGGAGCAGTGGAAAAAGCTAGGCGACTTTGCGCGAGGCGTCTTGGGCGTTGGGGCAGAGGGTCCACCGTCAGGGTTGACAGAACCTGGATACGAACTCTCAGAGGAGTGGTCGGCAGGTTACCAACTTCGGCAGTCCTTTGAAACCATCGCCAATGAGCTGCTGCCTGCCATAGGCAGCGCTATGGACTGGATTTACAACTCTGTCAGACTCAGTAAGGAGGAGTGGGATAAGATAGGAGCACTGTTTGATGTCGGTGGTCCCTTGTATTATCTGGGGCAAATCCTGAAGAAAGGAATTCTTGAACCCCTGTCATTGGCCCTGACGATTGAAGACGAAGAGGGAACAAAGTATATGTCTCTTCTCAGGGCTGCGCTCGTGGCTGGTGGTTTTCTTCTGGGTGGACCGGCACTGCCTCTTGCGATTTTCATATCTCTGCTCATCAA